ACTATTAAGCTAAAATTTATATTTAAAATATTTATAAAAAAATAGTCTAATGTAAACACGAAATTTAAGACAGAAATTTTTATGATTTTTAAATCTTTGACATAAACAGCAATAGCCAAAAATATGCTACTGACAGAAAGAAAAATGTTTAATGTTTGATTATCAAATTCGACTGGATAATAATTTATTAAAAAAACAAAAATGAAAGTTATGAATACAAAAGAACTAAATTTTTTATAAGGCAGTACGAAAAATGGATTTAAAAAAATGCAGAATACCAAAGCTAGAAATATTTTGAACATAACAACACCTCCTTTCAGTTGTAAGATGTTTGGCGATATTATTATAACTCAAAAGGGGGTAAAAACGAAATAAGGGAGTACTAAATGGACGAGAAAAAAATTGAAGAAGGGATAGATTTTTTCGCACAATTGTTTGGGGCTTTTCTTGAGTTACGAAAAATGGGATATACGCAGGAAGAGATAAACTGGGCATACAACACAATGAGCGGAAATTTTGTGCCAAACTTTAATATAAAACATTTATCTAATTTAATTGAAAGTAGAAAAGAAAATTGAAAAGTAAACAAAAAAGCACTCCGAAAAGTGCTTGAAAAGAAATTTATGAAAATTACTACATATTGTAATCATTATAGCATAAAGATGTTAAAAATACAATATGTAGGGAGAGGAAAGAAATGGCGACTTTTAGAGTAAATAAAACAAGTGATTATACAGTAATATCAAATTATCATTTAAGAGAAAAAGAAATGAGCTTGAAGGCAAAAGGACTTTTGACTTTAATGTTAAGTCTACCAGGGAATTGGGATTATTCAATATCAGGATTAGCCTCAATATGTGCAGAAAACGAAACTGCTATAAAGACAGGGCTAAAAGAGTTAAAAAAATTTGGGTATTTAAAAATATCTAAAATATTTCCGAATAAAGAACGTGGAAATAAAAAAATAGAATACGTTTATGAAATTTTTGAAAAACCTCTCGTAGAAGGTAAAAGACAAAAAGAACAAGAAACAGAAAAGCAACCGTTAGAAAAACAAAAGGTAGAAAATCAAGGTGTAGAAAATCTACCCCTAGAAAGTCAAGCGGTAGAAAATCAAGGACAATTAAATACTAAAGAATCAAATACTAATAAATTAAATACTAAAGAAGTAAGTACTAAAGAATATATACATGTGAAAAATGAATTTTCACAAGCATGTGAAGATATAAAAAACAAATGGATAAAAATTGCTCAGGAATATGACTTATCAGGGAAACAATTAAAAATAGACGATAAACGAAAGAAAGCTATCAAGGATTTATTTAAAGAATATTCGGTGGAAGAGCTATTGCAAGCAATAGATAAAATTCATATTTCTAAATTTATGCAGGGGGACAACAAAAATAAATGGCAAGTAACATTTGACTGGCTTATTAAAAAAGCTAATTTACTAAAAGTGCTTGAGGGGAATTACGACGATAAAACAAATATAGAAACAAAAAATAATGTTAACACTAATAAGAAATTCAGAGCTGGTATTCAAAGCGAAAGACCAAAAGTAACGCCGGAAGGACTTAGAAAATATTTTGGAGGTAGCAGAAATGACAATGGAGGAATTTAACGAAGGGTTTGGAATGCTGCTTGACTATTACCCTAACACAAGGGTAACGGAAGGGCTCGTAAATATTTATTTTATGGGATTAGCTGAACTTAGCATACAACAATTTAACTGTGCAATAGGCAGAATAGTCAAGGAATGTGAAGGCGATTTTTTGCCAAAAGTAACAGTAATTTTAAAATACGCTAAAGATTCAGATTTGGAACAACAGGTATTTTATGCAAAGAAATTGCTTAAAACAGCGATACATAAGAACGGAAGTAAAGGCATGGTGTGTTTTGAGGATAAGGGAGTACATGCAGTAGTTGATTATGCTGGCTGGAATAGACTATGTTCTATGAAAGATGATGAATTTGATAATTTTCTAAAATGGGAGTTTGATGATATATACAAAGGATTCTGTGAACGCCCTTATGAAACTTCTGAATATTACAGAGGTACAAGCCAATTATTCGGACAAATAAAACCTCGAATGATTAGTTACGAGGAAGCTAAGATTGGAAATACAGAAAATATGAATTTCATAAGGCTTGAATATAAAAATATTGTTGCACAAATTGAAAATAAAGTTGATTTGTCGAAACTAAAAAATAAAATGCTGATAGGAGGATAAATGAGCAGTTATCAAGACGAATTAAAGAAGGTATTATTGACTTACGATATGGATAAAATAAAAGAATTTATGCATAAACATAACAAAAATATGCCGAGAAATAACTTGGCTTTTTGGGCAGGGGTACACAAAGGAATATGTAATTTGCCAAACTGCACAAACGAAGAAAAAGAATTTTCGAGAAACTAGTTAAAGAAACATGGATTCAAGGAAGAAATATTTTAGGAGGATAAATGCAAAATCTAAAAAGAGAAAAGGACAGGTTAAGTGTTGAAAACGACAGCCTGAGAGAAGTAAACGCGATACTAAACAGGAAAATGATGGAAATAGCAGAAGAAACAAAACAAAATGGTATTCAGATAGAAGACAATAACAAAAGAATCAGGCAGATTGAGAAAATGATGAAAGTTAAGATGAAAGAAAACAAATAAAAAATATATAAAATCAGGAGGAAATAAAATGTTAAAAGAAAAAGCGAGAGTAAGGATTACAGCGATAGATTTTAATAGCCGTAAAGGCTGGAAACTGTATCACAACGAGGACTTGTATGGAAATACAGAAATTGCAGATGACAGGTTCTGGAACGATGTGCAGGAGGGATATTATAAGTTCAGCAAGAGCACAACTTTAATTGCCGATATTAAATGCCCCTGGAAAATTGAAGAGCCTTTAAAAATTCTGAAGGTGCACGAGGTGATTTACGGTGATTAGGTTGGAATTACCAGTTTACTGGAACATAAATAAAAAACAGCAGACACTTATTGGTATGAACTGGTATCAAAGAGCAAATAGATTTCAAATTAATGAAGTCAAGAAAGCGTATCACGAATTAATAAGATTGAAGCTACTCGGCAACAAAGAAAAAATAAAAGGAAGCTATCAAGTAAAATATAAATATTTTTATAAAAATGATAATTCTGATTTAAAAAACGTAACATCTGTTAGTGATAAATTTTTTAACGATGCCTTGCAGGAACTTGGGATTGTTAAAAATGACAATGTAAAATATTTTAAAGAATCAATCGACCAAGTTGGTGGAATGGATAAGAAAAATCCGAGAGTTGAAATAGAAGTGGAGGGAATTAAATAATGGATGGAAGAGTATATTTAGTTTGTTTTACAATACCAAATGGCTTCGCTAATACCGCTGTAACAATAAAAAAGTATAATTTTACGGAATTAGAGCTATTAGACGATATAACAAAAGAGCTGCACGAAGCAGGGAACGAAAACTTTGTGATAACAAACATAATTGATATAACTAAAATAAGAAAGGATTTAGAATAATAATGGAACAATGGAATAAATTGGTTGGATTAGTAAAAGAATTTTATATTGTATTTGAACAACAGGAATTTTTAGAAAAAGGTATGACTGATGAAAGAATGGGATTAAGAAAAAGATTGTTTGAAGAAGAACTCAAAGAATATGAAGTGGCAGAAAAAAATAAGGATAGAGTAGAAATGTTAGACGCAGTTTGCGACATGTGTTATATCTTAATAGGGACATTGTTAGAAAAATGTAAAGGCGATGTTGAAGCTGTTGTAAATGTGATTTATTTTGGATGCGACGATAAAAGCGAATTTATTTTTGAAAAAGTCTTTAAAAATGAATTTAATGATATTTTTGTAAGAGCATTTGAGGAAGTCCACAGAAGTAACATGAGCAAGCTGGAAAACGGAAAAGCAATTTTCAGGGAAGACGGAAAAATATTGAAAGGGAAAAATTATTTTGGACCCAATTTAAAACAATTTATTGAATAAAAAAGTAAAAACAGGACAATGACAACTAAATATAATAACTGTGAAACCTAGAAATATTGTGGAGTTTATAGAGTATAATAAAAAATTTTAAAAAAGTAGTTGACAAGTTAGACCTTTGTATGATATAAATAATACAGAGGACTAACAAAAGGAGAGAGAAATGGAAAAAAGAAATCTGAATATCTCTTTTTATAAAGCTGGGAATGGTACTTCTTGCAGATTAACTTTACCAATAAAATGGTTAAGAGAATTAGGAATAAATCCTGAAGAAAGATCTGTGGAATTATTGTATGACAAAGAAAATGACCAACTGATAATAAAAAAGAGATAAAAAAATCTCCTAATAGTCCCGAAAAACTAAAAGGAGAATACTGTATAATAACAGCCTAAGCAACTTTATTATACTGTATAAACTCCAAAAAATCAATATTTTTAGGAGGAAAATTTTATGACACTTAGACAAGAACTAGGATTTGAAATTACAGAAAGTTTACTGGATGAACACAATCACAAGTTAAAATCAGCAAAAAAGGCGGTATTTGGTTTATTAGAGGAAATGTACGAAATGCTGTCTAAAGAAAATCTGGATAAATTAATGGATTTAGAAGATGCTTTGGGCGAATATTATCAAACAATCAAAAGAGAATACTACAAAGCAGGAGCGAATATAGAAACATTTGTCCAAAGAAATGAAGAAAAGGAAGTTGCTGAAAAAGTGGCAAGAATTGAAAGAAAAAATATAGTATAACGGAGGATTAAAGAATGAGAAATGAATTAACAGTATTTGAAAATGAAAAATTTGGAAAAGTAAGAGTGGTTACAGAAAATGAAAAACCTTATTTCAATTTAAATGATGTATGCGAGATTTTAGGATTAAAAAATCCAAGGCAAGTAAAAACAAGGCTTAAAGAAGATGGTGTCCGTTTGATGGACATCATAGATAATTTAGGAAGAGTACAGAAAAACAACTTTATAGATGAAAGTAATTTATATAAATGTATATTTCAAAGTGATAAACCTGAAGCAGAAGCAATCACAGAGTGGGTAACAGGAGAGGTATTGCCAGCGATAAGAAAGACAGGAATGTATATGACTGACGATGTATGGAACAGTATAATGAATGAACCTGAAAAAATAGGAGAACTTCTGATTAATTATGGAAAAGTGAGAGAAGAAAACGAAAATCTTAAATTTGCCAATAAAGTTCAGGAACAGCAGATAATAGAACTGCAACCAAAGGCATTATATTACGATTTGATTTTGCAATGCAAGGATTTATTAAGTACAACAATGATTGCTAAAGATTATGGAATGGCTGCAAAAGGATTTAATAAAATGTTACATGAATTTGGAATCCAATATAACCAAAGCGGAGTGTGGTTTTTGTATCAAAAGTATGCAATTTACGGATATACGCAAACAAAAACAAATACCTTTGTAAGAAGTGACGGAACACCTGACGGAAAACCACATATGTATTGGACACAAAAAGGTAGAATATTCTTGTATAATTTTTTAAAAGATAAAGGTGTATTACCAACAATCGAGCAAGAAGAAGTGGGGGCTTAAAATATGGATAATAAAGATTTTGAAAAATATAAAAAGTTATTAAATGATTTCAAAGTTCAGGACAAAATAGGGGATTTGTTTGTAAATGTTGCAAAATGCCTAGAATATGAAATGTATGATGAAGATATGAAAGATGTTACAGAAGAAATTATAAAAAACGAAATAGGAATGGAACAAATAGATACCGAAACAATAACGTTTGTTGTATACAAAGAATTTAAAAAATGGATAGAAAGTTAAAGAAAAAATTTCACAGTTATTAATTTAGCTGTGTTTTTTTATGTGAAAATCAAAAAAATGAGGAAATTTTATAATAATTAACAAAATATTCGTTTCAAAATGAAAAAAATGCTAAATTTTATATTTTAAATCAAAAAAATAGATTATGGAGGAAAAATGGATGAAAAAGAGAAGACACTCAAAAGAATAAAAGAAAAAATATTGAGCAATATAGAAGTAAGCAGACGTGAATTTGATTTTATGAAACTTAACGCCAATTTATTCAAAAGTATTAAATTTATTAAAAAAAGGAAGGCTAAGAGAAAATGGCTTACACGGAAATTGACAGAGAAAACAAAAAGATAAAGTTTTATTTCCCAACCAATAAGCCAGCAAAGAGGATAAAAGAGTGGCAGGAAGAACTGAAAGCGTATGATATAGAAATAATACCGCAGAACACTATAACAGATGAGCAGATGAAACTTTGTTATATCTTGTTTGACCAGTTCGCAAATTCAAAAGGCTGGGATTTGGATTATACAAAAAATTATTTCAAAGCATTGTTTGGAACAGTATACGAAATAAGCAATTTTAGTTTGTCACCAATGAAAAAGAACGCCTTAACTTTGGAGCAGGCAACAAACTTTATACAATTTATAATTGAGTTTGCAATAGAACAAGATGTAAATTTGTATATATTAGACCCAAGAGATAAAAGAGCGAGACATATAAGGGAAATAGTTCCAGATATACAGAGATATGTTATAAGTTGCTTGAGAAAAAGAGTGTGTTGTGTATGTGGAAAAACTCATAATGAATACAATACAGTCGATTTGGAACATTACGATACAGTCGCAAGCACATCGGGAACTTATGAAAATGATGATGGATTGCATAGTAGGTTTTTGAGCCTTTGTAGGCAGCACCACGTGGAAATTCACAATATTCCTAAGCAAGAGTTTTTGGAAAAATATCATTTAGAGCCAGTTTATTTGAACGAAAGGCTAGTCTATGAATTGCTGGAAGTTTATCCGAATCACTTTAAATTATTTAGGAAAAGATTGAAAGAGGGGTATTATAGAGGGATTATAAAAGAGAAATAAGTTCAGTCGCAGAAAGTCGTTTGGATGATGTTGGGAAAACGATAAATCAGGAGGATGAAAATGAAAAAATTATTATTAGGAATTGCAATTTTAGGATTATTAGGAAGTTGTGCAAGATGGGAAGATACTCAAAAAGATTGGGAGAGTGATACGAAAGGGCTAAAAAGGACAGTACAAATTTATACTCTCGACGGGAAACTCTTAAAAGAATACAAAGGAATGATAAGATTAAGAGATTCGGATGAGAGCGGTAGAATATCATTAAACTTAATAAGCAAAAATAATCGCAGAGTTACAATTGATAATGCGATTGTGATAACAGAGGAGGAATAATGGAAATAATAATGAGAATTTTAAGTGCAGCAGTTACAATATTTTTAGTTTTCTTTTTAGTCAGCTATCTATATGCCTTAGTTGAAGATGTAAAAAAGAAATTAAGAGGAATAACTAAAATTAATTATACACCTTACAATGTGATGTATTTTTTAGTATTTTGGTTTTTAAATATTCTGATGATTTATGCAACAATAAACTTGATTGTATTTTTTGCAATTAGAGTGTAAAAATATAATTCAAAATACTTGAAAATATTGATAAAATAAGGTATAATTAGGAGGTAATGTGAATAACAAAGAACTTACACAAGAAGATATTAATGAGCTTTTAAAGGATAAAGAAGTTTTGTATTTATTGCAAGATTTAAAAACAGCTAAAACCTTTGAAGACAATATCAAAATTACTATATACATAAAAAAAGGCGAAATAAAAGATAAAGAATATAAAACAAAAAAATATCATGGGGGCAAATAAACCACAGATGTGTGAGCCACTGAATAGATAGATTAGAAATAGTCTATTTGTTTAGTCGGCTCTTTTTTTTTGGCTAAAAAACTAAAAAGGATTTAAGAATATGATAATCATAGCGATTACATCTTATTACTTAGTAATAACAGTTGTACTAATAATTATTACGAGTTATTTAAAAAGATGGTTACGAAAGTATATAGAGAAAAGAATTAATCAGAGCCTTGAACTTTTAAATAAACTAGAGAATATAAATAAGGAATTGGATACTAAGATAGATAGTGTGAAGATAAAGATGTATGATGTGTATCTTGATAGATGTAGAGAGAGCTTGAGAAAGAAAAGGGAAATGGACAATGAGTACAGGGAGATGATACGAAGAGTAAAGGAAAAAATGTCAAAAAAATGAAATAAAAAAAGGTACTTTTGGGAGATTTTTTTGCCCTGTGGGTCTAGCGAGTGCCGACTTGTGTAAATTTTTTATGAAATTTCACAGGGATGTCGTGTCGGAATAAAGGAGGAGAGATGATTAATAAATTAGATTTTGATGAAACTATAAAGATTAGAGAATTGGCAGAAATACTAGGGATAAGTGAAAGACAGATTCAAAGATTGGCTAAAGAAGGTGTGATTAAAAAAAACGACAAAGGTAAATATTTGTTTTATCAATCGGTTAAAGATTATATTGATTATTTGCGTGAATTGGAAAGCACTCCTCAACAACTTCAGGAAGAAAAATTGAAGAATGAAATTGATTATCTGAAGACACGGGATAGAAAAGAAAAAATAAAAATTAAGATATTGGAATCCGATTTACATGAGGCGAATGATGTGAAAAGGGTTATGAATAATATAATTGCAGGATTTAAAGGGCAATTACAGACCATGCCATACAAACTTGCACCGCTTGTTATAGGAGTTGAAAATTTAGGGGAATTACAAGAGATAATATCAGATAGTATCAATAGCGTTTTGAAAGAATTATCGGAGTATGACAGAAGCAAGTTTATGAAAAATAAGGAATACATAATCGAAGATGACGAAGAAGAAGAATAAAAAAATAGAAAAAATTGATATTAAGCAAAAAACGATTGATTTATTTTCCGAAATTTTAAAAGAACTTGCACCACCACCAAAACTTACGATAGACCAATGGGCAGATAAATATAGAATATTGAGTTCTAAATCGAGTGCTGAACCAGGACGATGGAGTACTGATAGAGCACCGTATCAAAGAGATATAATGAAAGCAATATCAGATAGCAAAACTGAAATAATCGTTTTAAAAATGGGAGCACAGGTAGGAAAAACCGAAATTTCATTGAATACATTGGGATATTTTATCGATTATTTACCTAGTTCAATTATGTATTTAATGCCAACAAAAGAATTTGCACAGGAATTTGCTTCGACTAGATTTATGGATATGGTTAGGAGTACTCCGAGATTAAAAAACAAGATTATTGATGAGGAAACAGGAAGAGATACAAAAAAAATCAAAGAATTTTCAGGAGGTTATGTTGTATTTACTGGATCTGGTAGTGCTAGTGAATTAGCGAGCAGACCAATAAGAGTAATTTTAGCTGATGAGGTGGATAGATTTGAAAAATCAGTTGGGGATGAGGGAGATGCTGTTGAATTAGCAATAAAAAGAACACAAACTTTTAAAGGTAGCAGAAAAATCGTGCTAGTATCAACTCCTACTGTAAAAGGTGACAGTAAAATAGATTCAATGTTTCAGATAGGAACGCAAGAAAGTTTTTATGTACCTTGTCCTTGTTGTGGAAGTTATCAAAAATTTGTTTGGAAAAATTTTGATTTTGAAACTTGTGGTATTAAGTGTGAAGATTGTGGAGAAATATCTGACGAAATCAGTTGGAAGAAAAATAGAATATATGGTGAATGGTTGGCAGAGAATCCTGATGTAAAAGACGAAGAAGGGAATATTAATCTTAAAATACGTTCTTTTCACTTAAATGAGTTTTATAGTTCGTGGAGTGACTGGAAAGACATTAAAGAAAATTTTTTGAGGTCAAAAGGCAATATTGAAATGATGAAAGTGTTTACCAATACAGTATTAGCCGAAACTTTTGAAGAAAAAGAAGACACTATCGACTGGCAGAAAATATTGAATAGACGCGAGTATTATCATTGTGAAATACCTGAAAATGTCAATGTTCTTACTTGTGGAGTTGATGTTCAGGATAATAGGTTGGAGTACGAGATTGTAGGATGGGCAAAAGATGAAGAATGTTACGGTATCAAATATGGGACTATATATGGAAATCCTGGAGAAGTTTTTGTATGGGATGAATTAGATGATATTTTGGATAAAGAATACTCCTATCAAAATGGAGAAAAAATAAAAATATTATGCACTTGTATAGATTCAGGAGGGCATTTTACTTCTGAGGTGTATGCTTTTGTAAAAATTAGAGAACATAGAAGAGTATTTGCGATAAAAGGGATGGCTGGAGCACGTGAAATTGTATCGAAACCAAGTAGACATAACAAAGGGAATATAGCACTTTTTCCAGTTGGGGTAGATAGTGCAAAAGATACTTTGTTTTCTAGGTTATTGATAGAAAAAGTTGGTAAAAATTATTGTCATTTTCCGATAGAAGAAGATAAGGGTTATGATGAAGCGTATTTTAAAGGATTGACAAGTGAGAAAAGAGTTAATGTAGTAAAAAAGGGGGTTAGAAAGTCTGAATGGAAATTAGTTTCAGGCAGAAGAAATGAGCCGTTGGATTTACGGAATTACGCTTTTGCTGCGCTTAGAATAGCAAATCCTAATCTTGAAAAAAGATATTCAATGGGAAATGTGAAAACAAAAACAGTTATAAAAAAAAGAAAAATATTGTCGAAAGGAATTTAATAAATGGGAAAATCAAATTATTCGAGAGAATATATTTTAGAAATGCTCACAGAGTATACCAAAGCAGAACGGGCTGTCTTGAGTGGAAAAAGCTATAAAATAGGAACTAGAGAACTTACACGAATGAGTATTGATGAAATAAGAAAAGGCAGAAGCTATTGGGAAAATGAGCTGCAAAAAATAAATGGCAGGGGTAACAGGAGAGTAAGAAGAGGTGTTCCTAGAAATCTTTAGTGGAAAAGGAGGTGTTTTATGAATTTTATTGATAAATTAGTAACAGTGTTTAACCCAGAAAAAGGACTTAAAAGATTTCAAGCAAGAAGAAAACTGGAAATTCTGAATACTGGATATTCAAATCACGGTGCTTCAACTACTAAAAAATCAATGCTAGGCTGGCAAAGTGCTGGCGGCGGAGTAAAAAAGGATATTTATAAGAACCGTAAAAAGTTGATTGAACGTTCGAGAGATTTATATATGGGAACTTCTGTGGCTACTGGTGCATTGAAAACTATTAATACGAATGTCGTTGGGAGCGGATTAAAATTAAAGTCCGCTATTGATAACGAAACAATAGGGATTAGTGATGAAGAAGCCGAAGCAATAGAAAGTTTAATTGAAAAAGAATTTGAACTTTGGTCTAAAGACAAGATTGATAATCTAGGGACTATGAATTTTTATCAGATCCAGGAACTTGTATTTTTGACAGTGCTG